GTAGATGTTGCCATCCGTGTAGACATACCGGAAATAACTGTTGTGGTTGTAATTAGGGGAACGAAGCCACCACCACACCGCCGTGGACACGGCGGAATGATTATAGGCTACTCTACTATTACCGGCTTTGTAGTAATCGTATTGTGCCTGATAATTCTGTTCATAGCTATTTGCATAGCTTCTTGTTCCGAACACTTCAAATTCAGCAAGCAAGAACAAGTAATCGGTGGTGGCCGTTACATAAGTCTGAACATTGCCGCCACCGTTGGCGGTATTATCGGTGTACTTGGTCACGGGTTGCATAACCGCCCTCAAATCGGCGGGAAGCGCCGCCATCAAGCTATTCGCCAACGGGCTTGTGGGGGTGTTACTGTTGCCCAATACAGTTTTTCTCATGTGTGAAGCGTTCCAACCGCCGCTGTTCGTCTGACTGGTATTCATGCGGAAACCATCACCGGTGTTGTTATAATTGCTATCACACAAAGCAACTGCCGTGGAACCGATCTTCCCGATCTGGAAGTGAATCTTGTTCGCACCTTCCTTGGTGGAATTGTGGTTGAAGCCCAAAATAAAGGCGTTCACGGTCAAGTTGCTGAAAGTGTAATTCCTCACGGTGCCATTCAGAACGATGGATTTCACATCACCAACGGCCCAATAGTTGGCCCCCAAACCTGCGGAACTGACTTCCCGGATGGTTGCCCAACTGTTATCGTTCAGAACCTTGGTGGGCAATGTCACTTCAACGGAACAGGTCTTATTGGCCGGGGCCGTGTGGTTGGTGCCAGCGGCCACGCTGACGGTGATTGTGGCGCTTCCTTTGGCCTTTGCGGTAACAGTTACCACCGAACCGGAAACACTCACAGAAGCCACCGTGGGGGCGCTGGAAGTGGCCGTAATCTTACCGTCACCCGCCCTTGTCACGGTGATGGTGTCCGTGGTCTTTGCGGCGGTCAGTTTGATGGAAGTCTTATTCAAAGACAAACTACCAGCGGCCTTGGCAATGCTCCAAGCAACCATTTTGGCCCCGGTGCTTCCATCAGCCCACTTGTAGTTCGTTTTCGGCGTGAAGGTGGCATTGTAGGAACCGGCGTTCGTGCCGCTGGTAGTTCCTCCAAGCGTCATTTTCCCGCTGTCATAGTTGTTCCAAGTGGGGCTTTGGGCCGAACCGGTATAAGTAAGGCTGTTGCTCTGCGTGGGGATCGTCATGGTGGCGGCGTTGATCGTCCAAGTCACTTCCTTGGCGCTCTGCGTACCGTCTGCCCACTTATACCGCCCCTTGGGTGTGAAAGTGGCCGTGTAGGTTCCCGCATTGGTGCCGGTAGTCACGCCGCCCAAGGTCAGCGCATCGGGGTTATAAGCGTTCCAAGAAGGGCTTTGGGCCTGTCCGTTATAGGTCAGGGTGCCATTCTGCGAAGGAAGAACATTGATGGTATAGACGATACCGGACACAGCATCCAAGGCCGCATTTGCGGCATCCTGTGCGTTCTGTGCGGCTTCCACACAGGTTCCGATCTGGTTCAACAGATACGGGTGGGCGGTCTGATCAAGGTTGTGTTCGCTCACCTTGTTTTGGGCCGTACCTTTGGGATCATAGTTCATGTTGGGAAGCTGTTCGGCGGGAACCTTACCATCCACCAGATCAGCCTTCCCGGATTGACCTTTCTGAAGGGCTTCAACGGCATCCGCATTGGCCTTCATTTGGGTATCAATCTTATCCATGTTTTCATTCTGAACCCCTACATCATAAAATTCAGATTCAAGGGGTTTAGTCAGCTTGTAGTTGGTTGTTTTATTCGCCATTCTTCAAAACCTCGTTTCTCAACTGATTATGGGTATAGGCGGCAAGCTGGGCATGGGTGAACCGCCCAAGTTCCGCATGGGTGTTATAAAGCTGAAGCAAGGTCACAACCATGTTTTGGGGAACAACCCGGTTCAGCAAAGATTCAACATCATTGAAGTTGTTCTTTGCGGCCAACCCGATTTTCACAAGAAGCTGATAGGTGCCTTCTTCCACATCAGCGGAATAGTTTCCCTTCCCGCACAGCGTTTCAAGGATGTTCCGAAGTTGGGGCAAGGTGTACGGAAGTTCTTCATTGATCCGGGTCAGAATACGGAACCGGCGATCTTCAAGACTGTCCGTGCCTTTGGGGGTGATCCCCAAAATCTTTTCCCACCGGGAAAGGCCCATGTTTCCAGCGGTGGGAATGAACTGATTATCAAGAAGATCATCCGTGGTATTCCACGCCTTTTCAATTTCCGGCTGTTCGCTCCCCATGATCCCCTGAAACTCCGCATAATCACGAATGACATAGGGAAGATAATCAATCAGTTTGCGTTCCATGCTCCCGGCCCCCTTATCCGCTGATCACGATGGTTCCCGGCTCAATGGTTCCCAAAACCGGGATGTGGTCAAGGGTCAGGGTACAGTTCGCCGCTTCACCGTTGATCTTGGTGTTGGCAATATCCAGAATACCGGTGATTCCCAACAGGCGGCTTTCCACCTGACTGATACGAACCACAAGGGCTTCATTCTGGTCTGCCCAACTTTGGGCCAGTTCCAAGAAGTAACCGTTGATTGCTTCCGTGACATAGGCGGAAACATCATCCCAACTCCATTCCCGCTGATAGTACAGATCGAAGGAAAGGTTGATGGTATCTTCACCCACGCCTTCAACCCTCACCACATGGCCGATGGGGGCAATGCCCACGCCTTCACCGGCGTTCTGAAGGGGGTCAACTGCGGTCTGCACCTGATCCACAAGGGCTTCCGAAGGCTTCTTGAAGGAACTGTTGATGATCACCAGCTTCACGGTTCCGCCCACGGTCAGCTTGCTATTGGCTCCCGCCGCATACACGGCATTCAACCACGCCTTGATTTCCTCGGACACACCGGAAAGGCCGCTGATCCAAGTGTCGGTTCCCGTGGGCGGGATCAGCTTGGCCGGGTTCAAATCGCTGTTCCAAACCCGATATACCTTCACACCGCCCACGCCGGGAATGGCGTTCACCTTTTCCAGATAATCCGCACGGTTGCCGCCGAAGGCTTGGGCGTTCAGGCTATCCATGTAACGCTGTCTGAAAACCTCGGTATCTTCTTCATCCTCACCGGGGATCACCACGGCGGAAATGGAACAGGTTTCAAGCCCGTCCACATACTCAATGGGAATCACCGTTCCGGTGTAGTCATTACCGGCTTCACCAGCGGTTTCACAGGTGATTTCATATTTACCACTTCCACGGTCAGCCGAAACATAATAGTTCAGTTCTCCAATGGAAAAGCGGGTGTTCATGGGAAGGTGCAAGGTGGTTGGTGTAATGCTCAACTGCAACACGGCGGGGCTTGCCGGTTGCGGTTTCAGCCCCCTTTCTGCCGCCCTCAAAATGAGATAAGGGCGGGTTGCGGTGTCTGCAAAGGTTTCATTCAGCACCGTATCAAGGGCAATATAAAGGTTCTGCAATTCCACGGCGGCGGGGGCATCACCGCACCAAACCAACGAACCTTCACGGGTGTCCAAATTGCCATTGATGGAAAGCGCCTTCTGAAGCATCCGGGAAAGGATTGCTTCATAGGTCTGTGCTTCATACATCAGATTTCAACCCCCAATTCTGCATTGATTTCGCCAAAAATGCTGACCACCGTGAAGGTAGTCAGCACTTTCTTTTTGTTCACCGTAAATTCAAAGTTCTGAACCGCCGTGATCCTATCATCCTGAAGCAAGGCTTCACGAACCCGGCGTTCAATTTCGGGAATACAGTATTCCACATCTTTCCCGATCAGATTATGAAATTCAACCCCATAATCCCAAGAATGGATCAACCATTCATAGCGTTCTGTGTTCAGGATCAGAAAAACCGCCTGTTCCACAGCTTGGATTTCATCAATGGTGCCGATGATGGTCAGGTTGTTGTGGTTCATCCTGAAAGTACGGCTTGGAAGGGTTTCAATGGTGAAATCCTGTTTAATATCATCCTGCACTTGCGGAATCATCATCAAGCCCCCTTTACTCGGTCAATAACCACGAATTTCTTTCCTTGCTGAACCCGGATCAGAAGCACCTTTTCACCGGCCTTCAAAGCATTGTGAACCTTGAAGGTTTTCTTGCCAACATAGGCGTGTTTGTGGGCTTCATAAGCCGCCGCACCGGAACCACCGCCTTTGTCCTCGGTGCTGTGGTTCACCGTCATATCAACTTCAAAATCAGTCACATTCCGGGTCAGGATCAGCATTTTGGAAGTGTAGATGGATTTCTGATCCACCTGAATTTTCAAGGGTGAAGCGGAAAGGACAGTTCCAAACAGGATGTTCACCGGCTTCCCGGCTTCCACAGCTTCCACCGCCGCCCGTTTCACAACTTCAACAGGATTAGGCAATAAATTCACCCCCGATCAGGTCAAGTTCCATCATGTGTTCATCACCCCTGAAGGTGTGGGTGACTTTGTTCACCACCATGTAATTGTTGGTGACAATATCCCCAAGGTTCAGGGCCACCACCACGGCGCTTCCAGCACGAACCCGCACATCACCGAAAGCGTTCTGAATGGTCAGCTTGCGGGTTTTCTGATCGTACAGCTTCAACAGGGCATCCGCCTTGGCGGAAGCGCCCGTTTTGGTCTGAACTTCTTCAAAATATTGAAGAACACCCCATTGGTTCATTTTCGCCCCGTCCTGTGCAATGAACAATTCCCGCTTACCGGTTTTTTCATCGTTATAGGCCAGCTTGATCTTGTTATAGGTCTGTTCATCAATACTGGATTCATAGCTGAAGTTTTCCCCGGTTTCTTCATCAATCAGAAGGTTCAGCTTCATGGTATTGATGTTCTTCAGGGTCAGCTTCCCGGCATCGTCATATAGAACATAAAGCTGTTTGGTATTCATCAGGGTTTCATCAAGGGCGCTCTGGATCATATCAAACAGGGTTTGGTTTTCTTCCACGATGGTTTCAAGGGTATAACCGGTATCTTCCACCGTGCCAAGGTTCAACCGGAAATCTGTTGCAATGCGCTTCAGAAGGTCAGAAGCCTTCAGCCCTTCTTCCGTGATGGTGTCCTTATTCTTCAAATAACGCAACTGATCATAGGCCACAACATCAATGGTGCCGCCCTTGTCACGCTTTTTCTTGAACACAAACCCATAGAACATGGCGGTTCCGTTCACAGTCAGCTTCACCGGATCACCTTCAGCAAAGTTCAGCCCCGGCCCCTTGACAACGGTGAACTCCAACTTGCCGGGGGTTCCCTTGCGTTCCAAGGTCAGCCGTGCGCCTTCCTCGACAACGGGGAATTGAATGGTGCTGTTATGCTGGATGAACAATTCAACTGCCAAACGGAATCACCCCTTTCAGGAAGGCAAAGTAAGAACCTGACCGGGATAGATTAGGTTCGGGTTCTTGATTTTGTCCTTGTTCAGATTATAGATTTTCGTGTAATCGGCCCCGTTGCCCAACTGCTTCTTGGCAATGTTCCAAAGGCAATCACCAGATTTCACAGTATAGGTGGCGGCTTTCGGGGCCGTTGTGGTGGGCCGGGGTGCCGCCTTAACCGTTGCGGTGGCGGTTCCCCCGGAAGTCTTGGCCGGTTGCACGGTCACGGTCTTGGTGCCATAGGCTCTGTACTGTTTCAGGTTGATCTTCACCTTCACATCAAAACCTTCACCGGCATCATCGGTGATTTCATAGGTTTCAAGGCCAACGGTCAAATTGGTGTAATGGAACATCCCGCCACCGGGCTTCTGCCGGTTCAGGATGAATTGGAACGGGGTCTTGCTTACCTTCAGCCGTTCAAACAAGGACAGGTAATAGGCGGCGCTTTGCGCTCCACCATTGCTGAAGGGATAGGACACTTGGGGAAGAACCAATTCAAAAGACACATCCGAAAGGCCAGCGGCCTTCAGGATATTGATTTCTTCCCCGTTGATCAGGGTCATGGTCTTGTTCTGGTTGTTGATCTTCACCGTCACCTTGGAAGGGGTGATGGGCATAAGCGTTCCCGCCATATACAGTTTATATGCCATTACTCATGCACCCCTTCTTCAGAAACTTCCAGCTTTTCAGCAAAGTCATTGGCCCAAGCATCCATGATCCCATCCAAATCAGCATCTTTGGAAATGTGGTTTTCATTGTGCTGTTCAACCTTGATTTCAGCGGTAGTGAACCGGTTGATTGCTTCACGCTCCGCAATGTCACGAAGATAGGCCAAATCTTCTTCAGCAATATCCAAGGCATCAGCGGTGGCCGCTGTGTTGGCGGCGGTGTCACCGGTGTTTCCATAGATTCCATCAAGGGTGTTGCTCAAATCGAAAGCCCCCATAGAATCCAAACCGGAAGCATCAAACATTCCGCCAATCTTATCATCAATCCCTTGGCCGAAGTCATACCCGGCATCCCAAGCCCCGGAATAGGTGGCCCGATAGTCGATGGTGGGGGCGTTTTTGTCCAAGGTGATTGCGTTTTCATTTTTGCCCCAAGAAGTAACCGCACTTTGAAGGCTTTCAAGGCCAGAAGTCCAGTCAGTTCCAAAAATAGCATCAATGATGGTGGTTACAACTTTACCAAGGTTCAGGAACCACCCGATGATTTGACCGATCAGGTTTGCCACGGCATCACCAAAGCTGTTGAAGCCGCCGTTGCACACATTCAGAATCCATTCCACGATTCCAAGGAACGGGGCCACAAAGATTGTCCAAATGGCCTGAATGATAGCGTTCAAAACGCCAATGGCACAGTTCAGCACAAATGCACCGGCCACGGCTACCACACCACAGATAATTCCAGTTGCGGAAATGGTGGAACCGGTCAGCTTATTGATTGCCGCCACAATCATATAAATGGCCGCAATCACGGCAATGATGATCAACAGAATCCAAGTCAGCGGACAGGCCAGCAAAGCGGCATTGAAGCCGTATTGGGCGGCTGTGGCGCTTGCCTTTGCCATTGCTTCCGCCTTCTCGGTAGCGGCAAGGGTAGTGTTTGCAACGGCGGCTTTGTACGCCTGAACCGCCGCAAGGCCCTTCTGCGCATTGCTGATAGCGGTGATTGCATTGTTGGCAATCAGATAGCCGTTATACAACAGCATTGCCGCCGCAATCCCCAAAACAAGGGGCTGAATGATCCCCCAATTATCCACGAACACAGAAGCAATGGCAATCAGAATATCCAGCGCCGAAGAAGCCACATTCGCAACAGCGGCAAGGCCATTGATCAGGCCGGTGGTCACTTTCTGGAACTTGGTGCTGTTTCCAATTTGGTTGATTTTGGTCAGGATCGGGGCAAACATAGAAAGGGCCTGATTCTTCATATCAACCCAAATCTGCGCCCAAGTCTTGGGCATGGAATCGAACTTTGCGTTGGTTTCGTCCGCCATAGCAAACATGGCGTTCTTCACCACTTCAGCCGTTACCTTGCCTTCCTGTGCAACCGTCTTAATGGAACCTTCCGCAATCCCCATATACTTTTCAATGGCTCTTGCGATACCCGGCGCACCGTCCAGAATAGAGTTCAGTTCTTCACCACGAAGCGCACCCGCCGCCATTGCCTGTGTAAGCTGGATCATGGCGTTGCTCTGCTCTTGGGCCGTAGCACCGCCAATAACAAACTGTTTGTTCACCTGTTCCATGAAGGCAATGACCTGATCCATATTGCCACCGAAGGCGTTACCGGCGTTCAGGCCAAGTTTCGCAACGGCGGAAGCGGTGTCAAAATAAGCGGATCGGGAACGCTGGGCGGAAGCCATGATCTTCTGTTCCAAGGCTTCAACGGAACCGCCATCATCCACAAGCAAATTCAATCGGGCTTTGGTGCTTGCCAATTCATCCGAAATGTTCAGCACCTTATTGATCCCGGCGATACCACCAGCGGCAATGGCAACTTTCTTGATGATGGACAGAAGCCCGTTGGCGGAATTGCTACCCCCACGGATGGAATTGTTGAAATTCTGCTGTTCGTTGTTGGCGTTCCTGATATTTTCTTCAATGGTATCAAAGGCGGTTCCCGCTTTCGCCCATTCTTCACGGGCTTCCCGGATTGCCGCCGTGTCAACGGCTCTACCGGAAGCCTGTTGCATGGCTTCAAAGGTGTTCAGCACAACCCCCATTGCCTTGTGCATACTCTGAAGGGGGCTGGTAACACCATCATAAAGGGCAATAGCGGCCCGGATGTTTCCCACAGGGATCACCACCTTTCTTGGAGAATAGAAGCCGGGGCCTTAATGGTGGCGGCCCCGGCGCTGTTTTCGTTCAATTTCCTTCTGCTTCTTCTTTTCAGCTTCCACCCGAACATCAATGGCCGCAATGATGAAGGCCCGTTCACGGCGGGGCAAGGCATAAAAGGCGGAAGGTGTCAAATGAAGTTCGTGAAGGCAATAGTAAGCAATGTTCGCTTCACCATCACCTTCACAGATTAGTTTTTTGCTTCATCAACCTCATCCTGCATGGTGGTATCAAAACCACACACTTCCTGAATCTTGGTCAGGTATTCGGCATATTCGCCGGGGGTCAGCATGGTTTTCAGAAGGGCATCAGCACCCATGACCTTGTAGCTGTCCTGAAGTTCCTTATCATTCAGATTGGGGAACACGGTACAAGCCACGGCCAGCTTGCCAAGGTAAAGATCATAGTCGGTTTCCTTCTGATACTGGTTCTTTTTGCCGGGAACCGGAACACGCTTGGCACAGGACTTCCGAAGGGCTTCATCCTCGGTGCCGGTGATGGTCTTGATCTCCCAAGGAATGGGGTTGCCATCCTCACCCAAGAAGCGTTTGGAAGCAACAAACTTGATGTTCTCAACGGGAACGGCGTTTTCAGCCAAAAAAGCGGACAGGCTCATTGTTTTTTTCCTCCTATATTTTGATACGAAAAAAGGCCCCGGCCCCTACCGAAGTAAGGCCGGGGCGCTCTGCTTACTGCATACCGGCCAAAAGGCTGAAGGTTTCGGGCATCTCGAAATCTTCAAAGGTGAAGTCCATATCTTCATCCAAGTATTCCGCATCAGCATCAAACTTGGCAAGCAAGCCGCCATCCATATTGCAATCCTTCAGGATCACGGTCTGACGGCCCACGGAAGAAGTGGGATCTTCATTTGTCACCTGAATGTCAAAATAGACATCCTCGCCGGTGTCCTTATAACGCTTCATCAGCTCACGGAAGATGGAAGTGTTATAATGGAAGGTTGCGGAACCCGTACCCTTCCAACCGGTGGCCTTATTGCCCTTGCCGGTCTTGCCCAAAATGGGAACTTCCGTTTTGTTCTTTTCAAAGTTGGCTTCAAGGTTGATAGCCTGCATGAAATTGTAACGGTTATCCCCGATGGTCACGAAACATTCAGCCAAGGAAGCGGAAACAGCATCCTTGGCGTTCATGATGGTTCTATCTGCCATGATGGTTGTACCTCCTTACTGAACATAGACGGTCATATAAAGCTGTTCCATAGCGTTCACGGGGGTCACATAGTCAGTAACCACCACGGATTTCTTGGTATCGCCCTTTTCAACCGTCACATTTTCGCCACTGAAGTTCTCAATGGCCCGAATATCCTGAAGTTCCGTGTGGTGCTTCACAATATCGTTCCAAAGGGAAATCCGGCCAGCGGCATCATTGGGAACCTTGCCAAGATACTTCTTGCCGAACAGAACGGCAATATCATTGGCGATCTGATCCAAAACTCGGATCGTCTGGTTGCTGGAAAAATCGCTGGACTTTTCATCCGTGATGGAAATGAAGCTGTTAATGTCAGTCAGGACACACACCGCTTCATCCACACGATGGAACATGAAGGAACCTTCCTTGATACCGTTTTCAAGCTGGGTCTGCGTGAAATCGGTATCAACATCATATTCACCATCATAGGTCATGTTGGTGGCGCTCTTATTGACCGCCGTTCCGCCGATCACGCCCGTAACCCAAGGGATCAGGGCGGTGGAAGTCTTGTCGGAAGTCAGGCCGTTCTTGACGCTCACAACGCCTTCATAATCGGCCAGCTTCTGGAAAAGAACCACCTGAAACTTCTTGCCCACATCATCACGCATCCGCTTTGCGAAGGCCGCAAACAGGGCGGTGATGGTGGCTTTGCTCTCGGTGCAACCCATAGCGTTGAAGGTGTACGCTTCCGCCTGATCAAGATAGGTCTGATAGTCGGAATCGGCCACGGTGCCATTGGTGCCGCCCGTCAGGGGCAAGGAAGCGGTCAAAGAAAGGGTTCCGCTGGACTTCCAATCCACATAGGCATTGACCTTCAGATCGGTGATAGCGGCCACACCTTCCTGAAGATCAACCTGAACGGTTCCCAAGAAGGTTGCCACATCGAACAGCGGCTTCTGTTCTGTGGTGTTTTCATTCGCCGTGATAACGGTACGAAGATCATTACCACGGGTGCCGGGGTATTTGGCCGTTGCGTAGGTGTTAGCCGCCTTCACGCCGCTGGTGCCAAGGCGGAAGAAATGAACGGTTTTGGCGTGAAGGAAGATTTCACGCATAGGCTTCAGTTCATCCGCCGTGTACGCATAGCCGAAAATTTTTTGACTATTCTTGATAAAGTCAGCCTGTTCCACCGTGAAAATCTTGCCTTCAGGCCCCCAATTCATAGCAAGGGGGATGGTGACAATGCCACGGTCAGAAAGGGTGGCGCTTGCCTGCGCCACAGAAATGAAGTTGATATATGCACCGGGCAGAACCTTGTTCTGCACCAAGAAGGTGCCGCCGCCAAGGGCCATATTATTTCACCTTACCTTTCATAAAGTCATTGATCAGCCCATCAATCTGATCGAAGGTGTATTCCTTCCCATCTTCCAAAAGGACAGACAGAAGATCACGCCGGTCAGCGTAACGCCTGAAGGTCAACACCCGTTCTTTGGGGAATACCACCGGGGCCGTGATGGTCGGTTCCTGTGCGGTGGCGGCTTTCTTTCTGGTAGCCATTCAATCACCCTTTCTTTGGCTCCACATCCACATCCAAGGTTTCCATTGGGGTTTCCTCGGACGGGCGGGATAGTGTCAGATTGAAGTTGACGAAGAAGTGAAGAACCCCATCTTCAACTTCATAACTCATGGAAGTTCCGTGAAGCACATCCCCATTGGGAAGGGTGATGAACTCCAAACATTCCATCAAATCCCCGGCCATAGTGAACAATTCAGCGTTGTTTCTCCCGCTGGTGGGAAAATAGTGAACATCCAGCGGGTTCCGGTTCATGAACCGGTTCTTTTGCAACGGGGAAATGTCAGGCTTCAGAACGGCAATGAAAAAACAGGGTTCTTTGAAGCCCTGTTCCACATCATTCTGATAGATTTTGTACCCGGCCCCAAAGGTGGCGTTCAGCTTCATGGAAACACCTTTGATGATTTCATTGATCAACTGAACACCCCCTTCAAGGCTTCATACAACATATCATTCAGGATGGACGGAACCAAAACCTTTACTTCCTGTTCGGAAATAGTCATCATCAATTTCCCCGGAACCCAACTTACCTTCAGGCTTTTACCCAAGGCGGGAACATAGCGCCCCGGTGTTTGCCGGTGGCCGTATTCCACATAGGACGCATATTCCAAGTTGTTGATGATGGTCACGGTGTACTGATCCCCATGTTTTTCAATGGGAAGGATCGTCCACGCATCACGCAAGGAACCGCCCCGATACCCGGCCCAATACTGTTCCCGGATAGCCCCGGAACGGGTGAGAAAGGTTCGGCTTTTCCCGCTTGCACCCTTGGCCTTTACCGTCTTGGGTTCATCAAACTTGGGGGCCACACCAACCGGGGTTCTTTTCTTTACCTTGTTCCACAGGATTTGGGCAATTTCATTGGCGGCATCCCGGCAAAGCCGATCCATGTCAACTTCCGAAAGCTGTTGAAGGCGTTCATCCAGCTTCTTCAATTCCCGGTAATCACACCGGCCCCATCTTGCCATCAGGCCCACCCCCTGAAGGGTTCAAGCATGATTTCTTGATGGTTGGAGAAAACACCCGGTTCACCGGAACGGGAATAGGTGAAGGTTCGTTCCACATCGTTTGGCCGGGTGACAATGATCTTGCATCCTGCGGGAACCTTCACATCCGGGGAAAGGAACAGCTTCACCACCTGTTGGGCGGTTGCCACTTCATCCCCATTGGTTGAAGTTAATGTTTCAAAAGACAGCTTGCACGGCTGATCCTGAAGAAGCGGCTTTTCTTCAGAATCCGTCAGGTGGGTGACAGGATCGGTGACTTCTTCACGGATGAAGATAGAACACCGATCCTTCCACAACCGTTCTAAGGCGGTTCGCACGGCCTTATTTACCATACCAACCGCCTATAACGGTAGATTTCACCAATGCGCCCGTTGATCAGATAATCAATCAGGCTGTTCAACCTCTGTTCAGGGGTTGAACTACCTTCACCAAGGGCAAAGGTAATGTTGGTGTCACCTTCCTGAATGGATTTCACCGCCGCATCCAAATCAAACCCTTCAAGCTGTCCAGAACACTTCTTCATGTTCAGGTATTCGCCCACGGCCATAGAAACGGCCAGACTTTCCAACCCCTCCGGGATTTCGGAAAGGTTGGAAAGATTTTTGATCCGCCATTGAACATTGTTCAAAACCATATCCAACAACGGATCATCAGCGGCCCCCGCCACGCCAAGGGCCGTTAGCATTGCAACCGCTTTATCACGCAACGGGGTTCACCGCCTTTAGCCACGGGAAAGAATCCGGGCAATGGGAATGGCCTTGTGGTTGATGTAGGAACGCTGACTTGCGGTGCTTTCACCGGAATGAACCAGCGTCCAGTTTCCGCCATTTTCCAGTTCAGCCGCCGTGGGGCTGGTGCTTGCCTGCGTTTTCTTCTCATAGGACAGGCCGAAGGGGGCGAAAACCTTACGCTGACGCATATACAGCAAATCTTCACCGCCGTTGGTCTTGGGGTCACGGGCCATTTCATAGGGAACCTTCACGCCGATGTCCTCATAGGAGAAGGCACCGTTGCCCATAGCGTAGGTGGTGTACTGAACACCAGCAACCACATAATCATTGGCCGCAAGGGTCTTGGAACCGAAGTAGGGCGTGACCTTGGACAGAAGGATTTCACCATCAGCGGGGGTGCCAGAAGCGACGATCTTCAAAGCGCCGGTGGTGTTGGCATCGGCATCGAAATAGCCTTCAGAAACGGGCATCTGATCGGTGACGATCACCAGCTTGCCGTTCCAAGTACCCAATTCCAAATCACGCTGAATACCGTCCTTGTCGGTGTACTTCAGGCGTTCGATCAGGTTCAGGTTTTCAAGGCCGGTGGAAACATCACTATGGCAGAAAACCAAAGTGAACTTCTTCTTGTTCGCACCGCAAGCCTTGTTTGCCGCCGTGTTCAGGGTGGTGGCGGTCATAGCACCGGAAACGGTGGTGGTGTGCTTCTCCACAAATTCCTTGTTCTTGGCATCGGTGGTGGACATGGCAAAAATGCCCTTCAGGATGGAAAGAATGGTGGCTTCATCCAGTTCATCCTTGTACTGTGCGACCTGTTCGCTGATATTCGCCATGAAATCAACGCCACCGGTCACATCATAGGAGAAATCACGCTCTTTCCACGCCTTGGCACGGCCAACCACCACAACGCCCTGTTCAAAGGTCTTGGTGGAAGTGGCGGTAATGTCGGTAGAACCGTCATAGTTCACCGCATCACCGTCAATCAGGCCACGCATGGCAAGACGGGCGTAGGCGGTGCCGTTCTGACCGCTGAACACTTCCTGAATGTCAGGGTTTGCGGCCAATGCACGGGATTTCTTGATTTCGTTCATGTTCAGGTTGGGAACACGGGCCACCATGTACTTGAACGCTTCAGCATTGAAACTCTTGGAATCAAACTTGTTGTTAGGCATAGTTCAAAACTTCCTTTCTAAAAATAAGATTTGTAGGGGTGTTGGTTAGTCCAACTTTGCATCCGGGTGGGCTTCCAAATACTGACACAGTTCATCATAGGTCATTTTGGAAGGATCATCACCGGCCGGGGGTGTATCACTCTTTTCACCGGGCTTGGCACCCTTGAACTTCTTATCAGGGGCCTTGGTGTCAAACAGAAAAGCCGTGTCCTGACCGTCCACCAGCTTCTTGATTTCGTCACCCAAACCCTTCACCGTGCCATCATCGGCCAGTTCAGCCTTGGCAAGAAAATCAGCCATCAGCGCCTTAACAGCGGTGTTGTTCTTGGCCTTGGCTCCGGTCAATGCCATATCAACGGCGTTGCCGATCTTCAGCGCCTTCAGTTCGGCTTCATGGGCCTTCTTCTGGTTGGCGTTGTCGGTCTGAAGTTGGGTGATCTGATCCTGAAGCGCCTTGGTGTCACCTGTGGACTTCTTCAGCGTTTCAAGCTGGGTGTCACGCTCTTTGATCGTGTTCTTTGCGTTGGTCAGTTCGGTGTTGACCTCGTTGAAGCGGCTTTTGGTGACGAAGGAACCGTTCAAGCCCTCCATGACCTTGTTGGCCTGTTCCTCGGTCAAGCCCCATTCCAACAGATTTTCCTTTGTCATAGTGATAACCTCCAAATCCTTTTTTACCGTGGGTTAGGAACCACGATTTTATTTAGATTTCTGTTTACCGCCCACAAATCCAAAACGGCGAAAATGGTATGAAAAAACCACCACCGGCCAGAAGGCCGGGGTGGTCAAATCATCAATTAAGTTAATGCGTCAATGATAATGCGATAACGTTCACGGTTCGGCTTGTAAATGCCCCGTTTGTAATAACTCAAAGACGCTTTGCAAATGTTCGTCAGCTTGGAAAGTTCCGTTACGGAAATGCCCCGTTCATCCATCAGTCTTTGAATCTCCGTGCAATCCACAGGCCCATCCAAGGCCGGGGGCGTGGCGGTCACTTCCGGGATATTAAACCCGGCCTGTTCCAGAAATCCAAGCACATAGGGAAGCCGTTCATTCCGACAGGTAGCGGCCAGTTGTGCCGCCTTCATGTAATCGTCTGTGGTCAATGCTCTTGCTTTCGGGATGATGGAATAACTTCCGGTTTTACGGATTGCGGGAAGAACCTCATGCGTCACCCAATGTTTGAAGCGTTTGGCGCTTTCCAGCTTGCTTCCGAAGATCAGGGCATACAAACCGGATTCGTTGATGATGGTCATTTGCTGCTTCCCTGAAGGTGTTTCCATTTCGGAAACGCCTTTATCTTCCGGGTCAACCTTCTTGCTGACTGCCGCCCGTGGCGATTCATACCCCAAGGCAACCGCCACATCCTTGCCCACGAACCACGGTTCTTCCTCAATGGTCACGGTTCGCACCTGTCCAAATTCGGGGTTGGTGAATACCTGAAGTTCATTCATGCCTTCTTCACCGCCTTCTGTCCACGGGCAAAGCCCAGCTTGAACACCACGGCAATCAGCTTGAAAGTGTCGTGATGATATGCGTCATAGAGTTCATCCAGTTCATTCCTGCGAAGGTCGTACTTACCGGGGTGTACGCCTTTAATGCTGTTGATCAATTTTTCCATGTTAAACCTCCATCAATTTTCAGTTGATAGAAGTCCCCAACTGTGATAGAATGGATTTATCCAGTTGGGAAACCTCTGGTTTTAGAAACAGTCGCTTACTTGTTCAGGGTGGAGCGGCTGTTTCACTTTTCTTGTGCCAAAAGTAAATCAATCCCTTGCCGAATAGCTTCTGCCCGTGTAATATCATGCTTGGCGCAATATTCATCAAGGCGTTTTGTTGCTTCATCGTCCAATCGAACTTTCACATCATTCCTTTTGGGATTGTTCACTTTCGGCCTTCCGGTTCGTGGAGACATCGTATCACCTCACTTTTTGAGTTCCACAAACTTATTATAATAATTGGAACTCAAAAAGTCAAGAGGTTTTTGGAAAAATTTTAGGCATAGAAGAAGGGAACAGGTTTTCACCTGTTCCCTTGAAGATTGGACTTTGGCCGGAGCGTCACTCCCGGCATCTCTTTTGCCCACTACCAAAAGGCGTGTGGCGTATGGGAACGCTTTTTCCACCTCAAAGCCCGTTCTTATCCTATCTAAAGTATAGCAGTATTATTCCCGCTTGTAAAGGATTTTCTTGTTCTTCACATTCTTCTTCCATGTGGTTTCACCAATTTGCCAGAAGGACAAGATGGAGTTTCGATATTCAGCGGGGTCACTCTCTACCTTTACCCGTAGGATTACTTTGAACTTTTCGCCATTTTCTTCAATTTCTTTCAGAATTACACCGGTATTAGGCTTATTCGCTTCCAAGATGTAATCCGGGTTTGCCAGAATATCCGCAATATACTTAACGAACTGTTCGTAATCTCCGGGGTGGCGTTCTTCAATATGCTGAATCCGTTCCGGGGTGATAATCACTTCATCGGTGGCAATTTCATCCGTGATGCAACGGTATTTTTCTATATCAATGCGGCCTACCGTCTGCACATTGGAACCCTCACTTTTTACTATCGAAACTGTATTTTTAATTATACTCCCGATGTTTGCAAGGGTCAACCCGTCTTTAGAACTGTTGTCCACAAAAGTTTTCTTCCACTCGGAATAGTTCATGTTGCCGGGAACATAGTACACATCCCCATCGGCGTTCCGGGCGGCTCTCTCACCGGCATACTTGGGATCAATGGCTGGGGCCGTGGTTCCTCGACAGTTGGGGTGGAACGGCGGCACAGTCACGCCGGGTTCAACCTCCGAAAGCGGAATCACCTTCATATCCATACCGGCACAGATAGGGCAAGTAAGTGAATCCAGCGTTTCCAAAATCTCTACATTTTTAACGCCCAATTCCTTATAGGTTTCCTTGGTCGCAAGGGCATTGAAATAGCTGGTTTCGGTGTTGACCAACCGCCCCGCTTGATACCGGGCAACCTTGAACTTCTTCTGAATGGCATCGGTGATTTTTTGGGGGCTGTCACCACGAAGAAGGCCCTGTGTCAACTCTTTCTGAATAGAATCTACCAATTCCCGCTTCTTAATCCAACAGCGATCCCGGAAGGTTCGCCCGTCCGTTGTCCAAGGCTTTGAAAGCAAGGTTTCAAGTTTCTTCTGATCCAGCCCGGTAATATCCCAACCAAGGCCAACGCCCTTCTGAACCTCAAAGGCTGTGTGGGTGTAGCCGTTGCCCACAACCTTCTTCAACAGGGCATCCAGACTATCAACCTGATTGCCGTACAGCAATTCAAGCTGTTGCTGAATACCTGTCTGAACAGCTTCAAGGCGGGAAATGTGGAACCGGGCGGACGCATTTTCCAGCTTCTTCAGCCATGCCGCATCCAACCCGGCCTGTTCACCGATCTTGATATACTGTTCAACGCTCCAATGAAATTCTTCAAGCTGTCCAGCGGTTAGCCATTTCCGGGCATCGGTCAGGCTGATTTGGTTGTTCACCGCAAAACGGGCATACCAGCTTTCAATTTCCTTCTGAACCGAACGCTGGGCATCCAAATACAGTTCTTCCATGTCCTGAATGGTTCGCTGGGCTTCTCGGTGGGCGCTGTCCTCCAAGATGGAAAACCGCCCACGCCAATAATCCGCATTTCTCATGGGCCGTTCCTCCAATCCTGAAAAATGGTGCTGAAGGTGGGATTTGAACCCACACGCCTTGCGGCAACGGATTTTGAATCCGCCGTGTCTGCCTATTCCATCCACTTCAGCAAATAAGACTTCCCCATCAGGGCTGAAGGCCCCCGCAAGCATTTTCAGCCAAGTCCAACAGGGAAGCATGGTAGCCCGTGCCGGGATCGAACCGGCGTTACCGCCGTGAAAGGGCGGTGTCTTAACCACTTGACTAACGGGCCATGATGGGCCGGGGAAGGGAATTTCACCCTTTGGCGGGTAGGAGTAATAGCACCCCGCCACACTCAATGTCTGCCCCGGCGTATATTGTGAAACGGCGGGGGTTATTCGCCCCCACCATTATCACCTTGGTTCGGGTTGCCGGTCTGGAAGGCCCCGGCGTATTCCTGTGCCTGTGCCATAGCTTCTTCCTTTTCCTTCTGCAACCGGGCCATTTCTGCTTCAACATCCGTAACCCACGGGTGCTGTTCCACAATGGTTTCATTGGACAGAATACCAACGGACTTGGAACAGTTTTCAATGGATTCCGATTCATTGATCAGAATATCCCTGTTGAACACAATCGCCACATCATCCGTGAAATCTCCAACGCCGGTGTTGCTGAAGTGGTTGTTGATGAACCACAACAGTTCTTCAAAGGCCGCTTGGAACTCGGTTTCCATGCCGTTTGCGTCAAGGTCAATATCAGAATACATGGATTGAATGTTCATCTGATTGGGATTCCCGGACAGGCGATCATCTTTGGCATCGTAACCACGGGCATTTTCAATCAGGGCTTTTTTGAACACATCCAAAATGGCCTTGTAGTTCTCGGAATTGACTTCTACCGTCAGGGTGGTAACATCACCATCATCACGAACCTTCACGGCTCCGAAAGTGGCAAGGTTGCGGCGGAACTCACCAAGATTTTCACCATCGTAATTCTTCAGGATCAGGATGGTGTTCCGTGCGTCCTCTTGCATATTGTTTTCAAAGTCGGAAATCATGGTGTTGATTCCGTCCTGAAGGGTTTTCACACGGCGAATCAGGGGGATTTCCTGTTTGTTATACTTGAACGGAATCAGGGGAATCCGTTCCCAATTCAATTCGGTGGGTTCCTTGCCTTCTTCCTCAATGGTGAAGTAGCTTTCATGTTCCCCGGCTTCCACATCAGGCTTCAGTTCGCTTCCATCATAGATATACCGGTAAAGGCCATCGGTCTTGAACAGTTCAACCCGTTCAATGATTTTCTTGGTATATCCATCCCACACTTCCTGCGGGTAAAGACGGATAGCAGAATCAAGGATGGTGTGATCATCGTCAGCCCAAAACGGAAGAACTTCATAGGCCGGGAAATGTTTGAAGGCCAGATTGCCCTTTTTGTCATAGAACGGGAACAACCAGCCAAGGCCACCATTCAAGGCATCTTCACAAACATACTTCAGAAGCCGATGGAACCGCTTATTGAACACATCGTTCAAAGCGTCCGCATAGGCTTTGTTCTGACAGTTCACCGTGAAGGGCTTGCCCACAAGGTAGTTGGTTTTCTGATCCACCATCAGGGCATATTGGTTATCAATCAGGCGGTTGTTCGGAAGATTGTCCACTTCCTGAAGTTTGCCATCAGCACCAATGATTGTGCGCTTCCGGTTCAGAATGTCATGACGGCCTTCATAGTAGTCAGCGCCTTTAATCTGATCCATGCGCTTCAGGCTGTTCTTCCATTCACGGATTTCAGCGGCGTAAAACTGAAGTTCAGTCATGCCATTTCGCCCACCCTGAAGGATCAGGCGGTTGATACGCTCCATAGCGTTATCCAGAAACATATTCACTTACCGCCTTTCTTCATTGCTTAATAATTGCAATCCCCCGGAAACACACGATTTCCGGGGGATTTTGTTACTATCATGTTATTAGTCGAAGCTGAAGGCGGGGCCAACCAACATATCTTCCAGCCCGTAACGCATAGCGTCCATAAGGTGGTTGAAATCATCAATGGGAACATTGATCTTGGCCCCGAACTTATCTTCTGCCCATGTGTAGTTTGAAATCTCGGTGATGAAGTTCACGCATCGGGGATGAACAATGATGGTGTAACCCTGAATGTACTGGATTCCATTGTTCACGCTGTCCTTGCCCTTCCGGGCGGCTCTGATACGATGAAGGCCAGCATCCCGCAATTCATCAATGCTCTTGGGTTCTGCACAATCGGCCTTGATCCGTTCCTTACCGTAGCCCATGCCGGTGATCCGGTCACAGATTGCCCGGTTCGTTAGGGCCTTTTCATACAGTTCATCAAAAACCCAAATGGTTCTTTCCTTCTCACTCACCAGCCCACAGAACAGGGCCGTGGGATCGTTGGTATAACCAAAGTCAAGGCCGAAGGCGCTTTTCACATCAGGCTTCTTGGAAATAGCCAGATAATCAAAGGCTTCTTCCCGCCAATTATCGAAAATTAGGCCATCCACAATGCCCCAACCCCCAAGGCCAGCCACCTTGTAGCGGCGGGGGTTGTTTTCCTTCATGGTGTTGAACACCTTCAAATCCGCCGTGTCCAGCCATTCATTACACAGGTAATTGGTGGTTGTGGCGTAAATCTGCCCATCCGGGCTGATCCAGCTATCATGAAACTTGTATGTGGGGTTCCCTTGGGCATCCTTGCCGGTGATCTCCCCGAAGAAGCGCTTCCTGATCCAATGCTTTTCGTTCCACGGGTTGAATGTCAGCGTGATTTGCTTGAACAGGCCGGTTTCTTCCGGGATAGCACCACGGATGGATTCATCCAGCATATCAAAATCAGCTTCATTCATGATTTCGTATGCTTCTTCAATCCAGCACCAGCACAAAAACCCTATTTCAACCGTGATACTCGTCACTTTTAGGGGATCATCAAGGCCCCGAAAGTAAATCTTCTGACCGGTGGGAAGGTAGGTCATTTCAAGGGGGCTTTCCTTGATTTCCCAATAGGCTGAAACCCCAAGGCGGTTGATTGCCCATTTCAGTTCAGTGAAACAGGAATCTTTCAAGGTTCTGAACACCTTGCGAACCACAAGGGTATTGGCTTCCGGGTATTGCATCATCCGTTTGATGATGTTCAGGGCCGTTGTCTTGGATTTCTTGGAAGCACGGCTTCCCTTACACACCCGGTAACGGCCTTTGAAGTTCCAGAAGGTTCCGTAACCCTTGCCAACCACTTCAGGAAGGTGAACCCGCTTGGCCTGTGGGCTAATCTTCAAGTTGATCATCCCCCGTGATAATCACCGGAAAGGCCCTTTCCACACCTACCTTGTCCGTGAACATACCATAACGCTTGCCGATCAGTTCAGCGGCCTTCAGCCTTTCTTTGGCTCCAACCTCTTTCTGCGTCAACTCTTGGCAACCGTCACCGCACAGGATCGGGATTTCTTCAGTATGTTCCCCCCGCATTACCGAAGTCAGGTATTTCATGACTTCTTCAGCATCAGCGATCTTAGCCGAATGAAGTTTTTCAAGTTCGGTTTCGATGTACGCTTTCAAGTCAGGTTTTGCAAGGTTTTCAGAACCCGTTTGCTTTGCGGTCTTGGGCGAATACCCCGCCTTGATTGCCGCATCCGTAGCGTTGCCGCTGATCAGGTATTCATCACAGAACTTCCGCTGTCTTGGTGTCATAGGTATTCACCCCTTTCATCAGGCATAGAAAAAGCGCCCCGGTTTCCCGTAGGCGCAATTTCTTATTTACTATTCTATCGATTCTTTACTCTGTTTGGAACCGGTGGCACTCTGGTTTTCTCGGTTGTTTAGAAAGTCGCTGTTTGCCTTGGCAAAAGCAAGTAAACCCTTTCCGTGAAGTTCAAAAACCCATTGCATAGAATAATTCAGTTCTTCAGAAATATCTTCCCATTTTTTCAACTGAATATAGCGCCCGATCAGAATATTTTGCTGATCAAGGTCAGGAATCCGGTTGATCATGGTGAACGCTTCCTGTTTCATGCTCACAAGTTCATCAATCCGGGCATTGATCTTGGCTTCAAGGTCAATAATCTTGGTGATGGTTTCTTCAAGGGTATTCTTGGGGCCTGAAGTCTGAACCTTGTCCTGTTTCAGTTGGCTTCCGGTAGAAGTCAAGCTGGAACGCAAGGTTGCAATGGTGCTATCAAGCCGATTGATCAAACGATCCGTTTTCCTGATTTGGGCAAAGTATTCTTTAGCCTGTTGGGAAAGGTCTTTGTCATTCACTATGTAACACATCCTTTCTGGAATAAATGTTGAAGGGCATCAAACGCCGGTATTTCAAGGGCTTTCGGAAAATCCTTCAACATTCAAGATCAGAAATGCCTTCTTCACTATTATTACATTCTTCATATACTATATATTTTTTCTTCTAAATAATTGAAATAATCTATTGAATGTTGAATGTTGAAGGATTTCACAGAAAATCAAGGTATTGCAAGGGTTTCAGGGCCTTCAACATCATTCCACATATATTGAAGGCCGCTGTTCCAACTCCTACTGAAGAAAGACGGGAAGAACCGGAACCCCACAATCAGAATCCTTTTTATTGGCGAAATATCCTTCACCAGCGGGAAGGGGTTTATAGCCACCATCGGGGATTTTGACAATTCCAGAAACATCCATAGCCGTTCCACCACAACGGCACATGATACAAAATGGCGAAGGCTTGTGATTCTTACCAAATTCTTCAATGCCCTTTTCCAAGAACATCCACCATGACCGTCCGCATTTATCACAGCGGTATTTCATGGCCCCATGAACCAAAACTTCTTTTTTCATCGGTATTCCCTCCCGGTCTTACGGTCTTTGATTTCAATGCGGTTCAGAAGTTCAAACCCCGCCAAACGGGTGATGTACTTCAGGACGAAGATCAGGGTGTTCACCCGCTTCTGCTGTTCATCCTCGTCACGGATGATATTCTTTGTGCCGTGGTAGGCTGTCGGATCGTGATAGCCTTCAGCATTTTCCCAAGGTTTAGGCATCGGTTTTCCCTCCTTCTTCTCTGTACCATTCTTCAATATCACACCCAATGTCCTTCAGCTTTTGACGGGCAAGCCACCCATCATCTTCCTGATCCATCAGGTAATATTCCCGTAGCTTCAGGGTTTCGGCATAGAACAGCTTCCACGCCAGCTTCAGGCGCTTAGGGCCAAAGCCAAATTGGGTGTGAAGCATCCACAGAATGGATGATTCCTTATCCATGTCGAAAGCCCGGTCATTCGCCACAATCTGTTCATTGATTGCTTGGTTCAGGGCCTTTTCTTCAGCTTTGTTGAACTGAACGGCGAAGATTTTACCACCGGACTTCTTAAACATCGGCATGGTATTCACTCCAAATATCATCGAAGCAAACCGGAATCAGGGCGTGAACCTTGTCCAACAGGATCAAGGCCACTTCCCGCATCTGCGGATGTGCGGCGGGTGAACAGCGCAACTTCAGGAAATGCCGCCATTCACGAATGTTGGCCGTCATGACCACTTCCGTTTTCAGGCTGTTGGGCAGAACGGAACGGGCTTCTTGCGGGGTGGCTCCTGATTTCAACAAAGAAAAATAGCATTGTTCAGAGATCAGACAAGCGTTTTTCCATGCCCAATACAAATCAGAACCTTCAGGCCAGAAGCAAGGTTCAATCACCGTGATTTCCTCACCGAACTTGCCCTTGCCGTAGTTGCAATAGCGGGTGGATTCCTGACAGTAAGAAGCCATCCGGTGGCGGACGATCTCATGAGAAACCCCACGATCACAAATAAACTTCACCGTGAAGGAACAATGTTCCAAAACCGCTTCATGCCCACGCTTGATGATCCCGGCAACGAACTTTTCAGCGGAACCTTCCGTGATTTTGTCCTCGGACTTGTAGCAGACACGGCCACATTGTTCCAGCCGCTTCAGAATAGTGGCCCCATCAATCGGGGTGATGAACTGCACATCAGGCTTGATAATTTTCATTTTCTTCAACCTCCCAATTCATTCCGGTGCTGTGACCGGTAAGGATCGAACCCTTCAGGGTAACGCTGTTCCAGCTTTTTCAAGTTTTCTTCCATGACCGTATCAAGGTCAGAACCAATGGCATCACACAGAACGGCCAAATACCAAGCCACATCACCAAGTTCTTCAATCATGTGGCGCTTGTCCAGTTCATGGCCGTGGAAGAAATGTTTCTTCACCTGTTCGGCCACTTCACCGGCTTCACCGCAAAGGCCCAAGGCACATTCCAGCTTCAGCCGATCCATGTTGGAACGGTCAGCGGTTCGCAAGGAATCCCGCATATAACGGTTAGCGTTCATCGGCGTGTTCCTCCGCTTTCAGATCGTCCAGTTCAAGAACCGTCATAATGGCGTAATTGGCAAGGTCAATCAGGGTATCACGGATAGATTCATCCTTGACTTCCTGAACCTCGGATTTGGTCAGGCTCTTGAACCGGGCCAGCTTATCCCCAAGTCTGATCCGGGGCATTGCCATTCCTTCTTCCGTGAAGGTCTGGTGAAAGCTGTCACCATAGTCATGATTTTTTCGTGCGTACAAGGCATTGATTTCCTTGCAAATATCGGAATGGCGTTCCGTTTTGGTTTTAGGTAACATTGAAATCATCCTTTCTTTCAGTTGAACCATTTGATCACCGGATCACCGGTGAAGCCCTTTTCCCACACATACCACGCATAGGCAATGGCGCTTTCCGATTTCCCGGTCATATCACCGTTTTTATAACAGGCCAGCCGGGAACGGCTGATATAAACTTTTCGGGGGGGGTATGCCTGAAGAACTCACCCCGTTTTTGCCCCTCCAAGAACTGAACCTTCAGGAACATAGCCACTTTCCCACCGGGGCGGACGCTTTCAAGCGCCCTTTGAACAAATTCAAGCCCCATTGAATATGGCGGGTTTGTGATTATATCGCCTTCAAAATCGTCCAGCGTTTCCTTCAGGAAATCCAGCGGTTCAGGATCACCGAAGCCCCGGTAAATCAGATCGGTTGAAATGACTTCATAACCGTGGGCCTGAAGTACCTTGGAAATGTGGCCTTCACCACAGGCCGGTTCCCAAATGACCGGGGAAAACTGTTCCAGTTCCAGAAGCATTTCCACGGCCCTTGGATCGGTGGCGTAGTAATCAAATGCTTCTCGTTCTTCAGGAACATGGTTGGAACTGCCTAATGTGGTGAACACCTTCTTGGAACCACTCATTCTGCGCCACCTTCCATTTTCTTTTGAAATTCTCTATATTGCCGGGTGTATTCATAGGATTTTCCAAACACATGAATAGCGGCTCTATAAAGATTTGGTTCAAATTGTTCAGCAACGGCAAGTTCTCTTTCAAAAAACTTTCCAAATGGGCAACAAGCGCAACCTGTCCGATCAAGTCCATATTTGCAATAACAGTCAGAATGAACGATCCCAAACGCTTCTTCATACGCCTTCACAAACGCATTGCACATTTCAAAGGTCATGTTTTCCTTGGGAACGCTTTCCAACAGTTCCGTCATACTATCAAAAATCTGAATCATTCCGCATCCTCACTTTCTACAAATACCCGGCATTTCCCAAGGCGGCTGATCCACTTATCCACGATCACCAAGCCACAACGCTTGGTGATTTGTCTGGAAAACTCGATGTTGGAAAGGGCTTGGAAGTTGTTTGCAATGCAATATTCCTTATACTTCCGATAAACCGTCTTGGTAGGCTCATTCACAATGGAATCCAGCCCAATTTCTTTGATAAACCCAATGATGGGGTTGTTGTTTTCCTCGTATTCGTCCAACTGCCCCTGAACTCTGGTGGAAGTAGTGAACTGTGCGTTCCCAAGAACCCGCTTCAACCCCTGAAGGCCAAGCAAGGCCAGATATTCCATAGAATCCTGTTCACACAGTTCATCCTTGATGAACGGGCGGAAGTCAGCATCATTGGGGGTGAACTTGGCATCGAAGGGAACGATCACCAAACGCCGCTGAACGGCTCCGGTTTTGTCCTTGATACGGGGGATATTGTTGGCGCTGAACAGGAACTTGGAATAATTGTTGAACTCAAATGGATCTTGGCCTTTGCGCTCCACATTCACCCGATCACCCGTGACCAGCTTCTTGAACACGGAAGCATTGGCAATAAATTCATCACCAATATCATCACCGATGTTCGCCAGTTTGCCGAACAGTTCAGCGGTTTTGAACCTATCGCCCAATTCCTTCAGGTCAAGGGAAGCAATGTTCTGATCCCCAAGAAGGTTCTTCACCACATGAAGGAAGGTAGATTTGCCGTTGCTCTTATCGCCAATCAGGATGAAGGCTTTGCCAAGTTCATTGCGGCGGTACATACAATAGCCCACCATTTCTTCCAGCAAGGCCCGAACTTCAGAATCATCACAGGCCAACCGGTTCAGGGTATGATCCAACAGATCATCATGGGCGGCGGGGTTGTACGGCCACGGGATTTTGTTTGTAATGACTACATCCGGGGTGAACTCTTTGAAAGAACCATCCCGGATATTGTAAAGGCCGTTGCTGAAAGCAATGATATTCGGGTTGGTGGCCTTGGTGTTTTCCTCAATCATGATTTCCAGATAGGACAGGACTTCCGAACGCCACGCCCGCTTCAGGTTGCTGATCAGCTTGATCATGGCCCCTTCAATCTCACCGGCACCGGAAACATAGATACCATCCTTGTAAATGTGAAGCTGGTTATTGATCTTCACAATATGGTTGTTGTTCTTCAGGTAGGTGGCGAACTTATCAAACAGGAAGGTTTTATCCCGGAAGAAGGATGTTTTCTTGAAGGCATCATCCCGAAGGATCACATCAAGTTCCTTGTCGGAAAGGGGCTTCTTCAGCACATAACGGTTAATCAGCCTGATACATTCACGGGCTTCTTCCTTGGTGAAATCGTCACTCTGAAGGGTCAGAATGTAGTTGAACAGGGTTTGGTTCCGCCCATCCCCTTCACCAAGGTTCGGGAAATCATAGTTGCTTTTCACCGGGGTCAGCCACTTGGGAAGTTCCTGAATCTCCCCTTCAGGGAAGTCATACAGAATGGGCCGTTCCACGCCACCGGACTTCAAGATTTCATAGCTGTTATTGGCTCCAACCTTTCCATCCGTGGTGATACCCACGGCCAAGGTGCATTTCGTCCAGCTTTTTTTAACACCACAGTTCTTGAACAAGAAGTGTTTTCCCCGTGTGGTGGCGTACACTCTGCACTTCAGTTCTAAATCCTGAACAATTCTGAACAAAAGTTCAGATGTTTCCGCATCGTCCACATCAATCAGAATGGTTTCTTCCCCAAGAATACCGGCGTATTCATCAAGGTCTTGGACTTCAGAACGGGTTTTCAGTTTTTCAACGCCTTTGAACTTTTCAAGGCATTGTTTATTTCTGGTAGGCACATAGCCCCTAAACAGTTCCATGCTTCAACGCTCCCCCCCCCGAAAGGTTTTATTGTTCATCGTTCCACCCCGAAATCTTTCAACCGATCCCAAGCAACATCAATGTAATATTGCTTGTCCAGTTCATCCGGGATAGGAAGATTGGTCACATCATCATTGATGAAGAAACAATGATCCGGGGTGTTGCCGAACTTTTCAGGGTTCTTTTCCCGGCCCTTGCCGATTTTCCCGGAAACCTTGAAGATTCCGCCCTTGCTCTGATCCTTGGAAGCGAACACCCGGAAGGTTTTATCCGTCTGAACCTCACCGCCGCTGAAGCGGGTGATTTTCTTGGAACGGCCTTTTTCATCCCTGATCTTGGCTTCCGTAATCACCGGGGAATAAAGGGCGTATTTGTACTTGCTGGACACCTTCACAACCTTCTGAAAATCTCGAAGATCGGAACATTCCATGATGGTTGTTTCCGGGCTGATCCCATGAAGGAAATAGTTCACAATGGCCCGGTTGACAATGGGAAGGTCATAATCCAGATCAGACAGCTTTTTGACATAGGCACCCTTGCACTTCCAGCGGGGTTTCCCTTTTTCATCACGAAGCGGCCCGGAAGGAACAATGATGTAATTGTTCACATCCTTCTGATACACCTTTTGAAATTCATCAAATTCAAGGCGCATCCCGGTTCTTTGCTCCCACTCCCAACACAGATCGTCCAGCATTTCAAAATCTTCATACCGGCGAAGTTTGACCAAAATACCATCCGTGTTGCTCTGGATGATTTCACAATGATCTTCCAGCCGTTCAATCAAATCCAGAAGAAGAAGCTGACCGCCCACACAAACATTGTTGGCTTGCCGGGGGTCATACATGGCATTGTGCTTATCCTTCATAGCGCCATAGGTGCTGTTCAGAACAATCTTGTAAGGCTGTTGCATGGGGTTCTTCTCCGCCTTCAGCTTCAGGCGGGTGTGATAGATTTCCGCATACTTGGAAGGATCGTGAACATTACGGGAAAGCCACTTATAAACCAGCATCAAAGACGGGTAATAGGAAGCCACATCCACATTGACAAACCAACCTTCCCCGTGATATTTGGGAATGGCCCCGTGAAGGCCACCCCAAGCGAACACATGGGGAACCCCGGCCACATCCAGTTCAAGGGTTTTGGAATAATCACGGTTCAAGGGGTTCTTGTACCAATTCAAAACTTCCGTGTATTTTTCGATCCGCAAGCTGGGCGGGAACTCAATTTCAAATTCATCATTGTGTTCCCTTTGAACGGCCCCAAGGATTTTGGCGGAAAGCTGGGCCTTGGTGCGACCAATGTCGGAAATAGGAAGGTGGAACGCCTTCACAAGTGACATTTGGGCATCAAATTCATCTTCCTTCCGCCTCAACCACACTTCCACCGTCTGTTCCACATCATGGCGGCAATACTTGACTGTTTCGGCCAACTCTGCTTCAGTCAAAGGCCGGTCAATGTCGAAGGGAACAGAAGTTTCTTTGATGGAATGGCCCATAAACGCTTCCAGCGCCTTCAGGCTGATTGGCGGGTTCGGCATCACATCATAATTGATCAGCGGGTATTCCCTGAACAGGCTTGAATATCTGTAACCGGGTTTGTCCTCTGCAATGATCCAATCGTTCACAGGCTTTGGATCAAACCCACACAGAATGGCCTTCAGGATATACTGATCATAGTTCCGGGAATTGTAACCGGCCCAAATCACGCCCTTGTGTTCCTCATAGAAACGCTTCAGCTTGTCGGGATCATTGATAATCACGGTTTCTTTCCGGGCGTTCAGGTCGATCAGGACAACCAACCAGTCATACCGGAAAACCTCAAAATCATAGAAGATCATCAACTCACATCCTTTCAGCTTTTGTGAAATCGGTCAGCGTTACCGCCTTATCAGCCCCGCCACGGGAAGGCTTTCACTTGGGGCCATTCCGGGGCTTTCGCCCCGGCTTGAAAGTGAACTTTCAAGTAGACAACAGTTGCTTTGCGGTAGACTATTTGCCTACAACCATTGTAAAAAAATTTGGGTCAGTTTTCAACCTCGAAAACCTCGTCAACGGTGATGGAATTGAAGCGGGAATCATCGTAGTCCACCGCATATTCCAAAGTTCCATCAATGGCTTCCGCCACATCAAGAACAAGCTGGGCGAACTGCTTGTAGCTGGTGAAGCTGACAGGAACACCGGAATCCAGCTTTTCAAGGAAGCCCATAGCGGAAGCGATCATGTTCTTGTCATTCTTGGTGCCGTAAAGGACACGGTTCATGAAAAGGCGCTGGTTCTTGAACTCACCGGACAGGATTTTGAAGGACACGGCCAGCATGGGGCGGTTGGGATCGGCCTTGGTGCCTTTGATCTCCATGCTTTCCAGCTTCACTTCATACTTGCCAGCGGGAATGGTGGGGAAATCACCGCCGCCGTTCTTCTTGGCATCCTCCACATCGGCCTGAAGGCCCTTCAGATCAACAGAACGATCAATCTTGTCAAAATCAATAGCCATAGTTTTTTACCTCCAAAAATGTTGTTTTTTATATTTGGTTGGAAAGAATTTTTCCAATTTCCCTTACTGCATGGGCGATCTTCTCACGGTTTATCCGTTTTTCTTGAAGAACACCCGTGATAACTGCGGCTTCCGTCTGAATGTCCTGAAAGGCTCTGTGATTGCTTTCAAGGTCAGCTTCATAGGAAGCAAGGTCTGTGTTCTCACCGGCCTTGGCCGATCTGACTTCTTCATCAGCCTTTTCAGCGTATTCCCGGAAATACTTGGCCGCTTCATAGCCCATGTATTTTTCAACCAGATATTCAAAATCACGGGCCTTGAAGATGGTTTCAGGCTTCCCGGCAATCATCAGCACATCAGCCATTATTCTTCACGCTTCTTCCGGGTACGGCGGGGCGGGTTAGCATCCGTCTTGGGTGCGGGTTCCTCTGCCTGTGCCTTGGGGCGATCCCACAGGGGGCAACCATCGGGGCCGCCTTCCTTGTGGCAACGGTGGCCAGCGTCAATGGACGGACAAAGGGGGATTTCCGGGTTCTGATCGTGCTGTCTGAAAATGCGTTCACCGTCCGGGCATTTGGGAAGATCGTTCCAAGGCGGGGTGTCACCGGTGGCCGGTTCAGCAACAGGAACAGAATCATCCTTTTCACCGCCGCCCGGTGTCCAAGTTCCATCAGGATCACCACAAGCCGCCTTTGCCGCATCTTCAGCCGGATCATAGTTATCAGCCGGGGGCGGGGTTTCAGTCTTGGCCTTTCTGCCCCTTCTGCTGGGCGCTGTGGTGGGCGTGTCGGTGGTTTCAGGTGCGGGGGTAGCCGGGGTATTGCCGCCACGCTTCACGGCTCCTGCGGCCTTCTGGTTGGCTTCCTCGTAGACTTCACAGAAAGCGTCATAGGTCAGCGGGATTTCCTTATCACGGACAGTCAAACGGCCACCGCCGAAGATCACTTCAGAAGTCTTGAAAGACAGCACCCGTTCATCATCGTCCGCCACGATACGGGCCACCAGATCAACCATACCGGCCACCTTGTTTGCCACCTTATCCTGAAGGTTCGGCTTGATGGAACTGATCTTATCGCCGCCCTTGCGGGTCAGGTCACGGCTTCTGTCCTCATGGCTGATCAGGATGATGTTTTCATAGTCCAGATTCACAAGCCGCTTCAGGGTGTTCAGGAACTCACTTCTGACCATATCCCACGCACGGAAGGAATCATCAGATTCATGCTTCCAGCCCTGACGGTCACAGATGTAAACCCGGCACGATTCATAAACATCTTCCAGAAGGTCAACCACGATGGTTCGGAAATCGTTCTGTTTCTTTTCCAGTTCGGCCACGGCATCCATGAACACTTCATAGGCCAACTTGCGCTTGGTGATACGGCCTTCCACCGTAACGGTGTCACGAATGGCGATATAGGGGGCATCCACAAACTTGATGTTGCCATCCGTGTTCAACATCAGGGGATCGGGGAACTGATTGGCAAAGAAGGTTTTGCCGCTGAAGGGTGCGCCGTAAAGCCACACAACCTTCTTCTTGGTGGCGTTCAGATCACGGCGTTCATTCTTGGGAAGTAACATATAATCCCATCCTTTCTGACAATATTCTTCATACTCACACCATCCACAAAAATGGTTTGGGTTCTTGGGAAAGTCTGTGGCTTCAACCATGTGCTTCACATCGGTCAGGAAGTCCACAATCTTCATGGGGTTGTACTGAACCGGCATCAGCGTTGGTTCAGCATCTTTCAAGGCCGCTTGCAAGCGGTCACGGAATTGGGAAAGGGTTTCGGTGCTTTTCTGCCTGATCTTGGGCTTGGGAACAATCAGGAAATACATATTTCTGATCCGGTGGCCGGGATGGGTCAGTTCATACCAATACTTGTATTCGTGAAGCTGGCCGGAAACGGCGTAGTTCTTGGCGTTGTTGGAATACTTGAAATCGTACAGATCAAACGCTTCAAATTCATCTAAATCTTCACCGGTGATCAGCCCATCCAGCTTCAGGCCCTTCCCCACGGGAACCAGGTAATCCATAAAGCCGATGAAATCGCCGTTCCCAATGGGCAATTCAAAGGAACCACCGGGCGGCAACATGGCCTTTGCCTTGGGGATCATTGCTTCCAGCTTCATCATTTCATGAATGTGATCATCCGTCAGAACCGGGAAGCTGTTCTTGTAGAAGTCAAGGGCTTGTTCAACCCCTTCTTCAATGCCGGTGTGAAGGGCGGTGCCAAGGATCAGGGCGTTGTCTGCGTCTGTGTTCGGGATCGTGTCTATCCCTTCCACATATCGCAAGCGATATTTGTATGGGCATCTATCAAAGACTTCAACCCGGCTGTGGGAAACTCGCATTGTTTCACCCCTTTCACAATAGTCTTGAAGGCTTCAAAGCCTTCCGGGTAAAGGATGAACCCGAACCCCTGTGAACCGTTGATTTGGGCCAAATTACGCTTCTGAAGCACAGATGGGGTTCCATCGGTGGCCTTCAGCTCTACTTCAAGGGCAATGCCCTTCACGGTGATCCGCATATCGGGAAGGCCGCTTTTCACATACCGGCTTCCACCCCAACGCTTTTCATAGAAGCCACAGGGCGGGGCGCTCATGCGGTCAACTGGTTCACCCAAGGGATAAATCCCTTCACTTTCCAACCACTTCTTCAGGCGGTTTTCAAAATTCTTTTCACCGGCCATCGGCTCACCCCTCCAACATCTGAATCAGGCTGTGAATACCTCTGACTTGGGTGAAGCCCTGAATTTTACCCGTTCCAGCGTAGAATTGGAACAGTTTATCATCAGACTTTCGCCAACAATGGAAATGTCCGGTTTGCTCATTCTTCAGTTGGTATTCAATGCCGTGGGCTTCAAACTGCTGAATGGCATAGGCGATCCGATTGGGGTTCTTTGCAACCCGTTCTGAATGAACCTGTTTGGCATGATTTTTCAGGGCATCCCATACTTCATCCCTTGCCATCAGCTTCACCTTCTTCCTGTTTGGGAACATAGTCCTTTGCGGCTTTTCCCGGCTCACAATGCCAATGGCGGGAACAGCAATGGGGAATGGTGCCAATGACGGAGCAATAACCGGGTTCATCGTGAACACAGGTGGCGCAAATATCAATCTGCTTTTCCATCGGCTTCACCGCCTTCCGCCAAATAGTCACACCATGCAAGGAAGGCACGGCGCAACGGGTTAGTGTTGCCATCATCGGCCCATCCAGCAAAGCCAATCCACCCATCCCGGTTGAAGCTGATACATTCACGCCGGGTGAAATAGTGGGCGTTCATGTAGATGTAACACTCGGTAATGTGGCCGTTGGTGGCCTTCTTCATGTCAACCCGTTTGCTTAAAGTCATGGTGACGGAAGTTTCACCAGCCTTATTGGATTTCTTCAATTCCTTCTGAAGCATCATGCAAAGGATCAAAATATCACCTTCATCAATGCTGTCATAGGTCAGGCCCTTGGCGCTGAAATACTCCCGAAGTTCATTATTGGTGCAAACAGGTTCAAAGCCCCGGCAACTCATGACTTATCCCCTTTCAGGGTGATCTTTACATAACCGGCCTTGGCGGTGGTCTTGGAACACTCGGACGCAATGTCCGGGTATTTCTTCTTCAGCTTGGCGGAATCAATGCTGGTGGCGTTGGTGGGCTTCACAAGGGTAAGGTTCAGAACATCGGATTCAAACTTATCCACGCCAAACTTCACCATTGCTTCATACAGCTTGGCCTTCATTTCCTTTTCCTGTTCCTCAATGGCCTTCTTGTGGGCGGTCAGGGAAGCAATGGCGTTCAAGGTGGCAAGCTGGGTGTTCTTGAACTCCTGAAGGGCCGTTTCTTCATCGAAGGTGGCCGAACCACAGGCGTTCGGGTTTTCCTGACAGGAATCAGGACAAGTGTGGAAATCCGGGCATTTGTGGCAACACCCATCGAACTTTCCACGGGGGCAAGCGTTTTCACATTTGATCATTTTTCTGGTTCTCCTTTCAGATAAACATTCAACTGCTTCAGGCCGAAGGCGGAAGCGGCTTCATGGTTGTCAAAATAAATGTCGATCTGGTTTTCACCGTATTTGTCAATCACCCATTGGGCGGGGCGATCCTGAACGATGTATTCACCCAAGCCTTCCACTTCCACCACGGTTCCCAAGGGAAGCGGGGAAGCACAGGAAACACCGGCTTTCAGTTCCACACCAGCGGCACCATACACAATGCCGTTGGGCCGGTTCTTGGCCCACTCACCGCAACACTTTTCACAGGAACAATAGGCGGTAATTCTGAAACTGCCCAACAGCACCGGTTCAGGTTCGGCGGGTTCTTCCACCGGCTCCAAGGTCACATCCGGGGTCACGGCGGTAAGCTGATCCGGTTCAATAGGGGCATCCGGGGCCTTGCCGTTGACAGCAGAACAGCGCCCAAATATAAACCCCATTGCAAGGCCCATCAGAAGGGCCACAAGGAACATCCGCCTGAACCGCTGGTTAAGGGCTTTGCGGCGCTGTTGCCGCTTGCTCATACTTTCTGAATAGTTCATCGGTATAGTCCTTTCTCATTTCCAAAGTGGAAAGAATATCTTCTTCAACCGTTCCCGGACAGATCATCAGGTAATAGAAACAGGGCCGTTCTTGCCCAAGGCGGTGGATACGCTTTTGGGATTGCTCCCACAATTCCGAACCTTGGGGAAGGCTGAAGTAAATGATTTTGTTGGCAAGCTGGAAGTTGCCGCCCATTGCACCGGCCTGATACTGAATGAAGGTAATGCTGTTGTGCTGGTATCGGTAAGCATCCAAGTTCTTTTCTTCACCGGAAAGAACAGACACAGGCCGGTTCAGGCCCTTGGCAATCCCCTTCAGGCGTTCCATTTCTTCCGTGAAGTTATAGAACACAATCAAGCGATCTTCTGTACTGTTCACCAAATCCCGGAAGGCTTCATAACGGGCCGGGTTATACAGGCCGCAAAGCTGACGGGCGTAAAGGCGGCGGGTCAAACTGGTATCACCGATCAATTCCCGTTCACAATGGGCATTGGAACCGTAGAAATCCGCATCCAGTTCAAATTCACCAAGGTTGGCGCTGTCAATCGCAACATAACGATCATTCCAGAACTTCCAATAAAGGGGTGAAGGGCGGGTTTTGACCTTAATCCAGTTCCGTTTTGGAAGGCTGATCCCGGCCTGTTCGGTAGTCATGAAAACGGCCCCATGTTCGGCCAGCTTCATCTTCAGCCGGTCAACATTCTTATAGCCGGTAATCTGTTGCCGCCAAAATCCATCGGTTTCAACCCATTCTGTTTGAATGTACTGCTTCCAGAACAGTTCTTTTGAAATCTTCCACCCCAACAGTTGACATTGGCTCCACAGGTTTTCATACTTGCCGCCCGTGGGGGTGCCTGACAGAAGGATCACATTATCCGGTTTCAGCCCAAGAATGAACTTTGACCGTTTGGCGTTCTCGTTCTGGATCAGGGAACTTTCATCCAACATCAGCGTGAAGCCGGTCAGGGTTTTCAGCACATTCCGCCTGAAAGTCAGTTCGTAGTTGATCACGCCAATCATCAGAGTTGGAACTTCATGCTGAACCTGTTCAAAAAACCATTTGAAGGTTTTGGGGTTGGTCAGGTCGAACACACAATTCCGGGTGTAGTGGTCTTGAAAATGTTCAATCCAGTCTTGAACTTTTGAACATTGGCACACCACCAGATTGATCCGCTTGTTCAGCTTCATCATTTTTTCGGAACCAACAAAGGTTTTCCCAAGGCCCATATCAAGGTAATAGGCCACCCGGTTCTTCCCCTCGGTTTCATCAAGGGCCTGTTGTTGGTGCTGAAACAGGTTAATCATAATCATTCCACCGCCGTTTCAGTTCAGCTAACAGTTCATCGGTATTGAAGTCTTGAATGGATGTTTGAACAGGGGCTTCAGGTTTGCCCATTCTGTTTCCATCCCGCACATCAGATAAGCCAAGAAGAAAATCAGTTGAAACACCAAACATTTCAGACAAAACCATAAGGCCGGGGATTCTCGGAAAAGCCTTTCCAAGTTCATAGTTACGAATATTGGATTCTGTTTGATCCATTCGTTCTGCAAGCTGAACTTGGGTAATGTGATGTTCTTTTCGCAAGATTTTCAGCCGTTTTCCAAATGCGTTATCCATTGGGGGGTTCTCCTTATCGGTGAAGCCATTCACGGCGGATGTACTGAATCGCCGTTTCAAAGCCTTCAGACATTTCAGCGGGGCAATCCGGGCTATGCTGGGCGCTCCGCAACTGCTTAATTGCCTTCTTCAGTTCGCCACGGGTGGCGATAGGCGTGTAGGGGGGGGAATCGGGCGCAACCACATAGATAATGGCGAAGAAGCAAATCATATCAATGTTGGTGGCGTTCCTGATCAAATCCAACAATTTATCACGGGTGTTATCCATCGGTGTTCCCCTTTCAGGCCGTAAGGCCAAAGAAGGAATTGAACTGATCAGCGCCCACATAATCACGGAACTTGGTGGGGTTGATGTAGTAATTCCAGCAAGCGCCGGTTCCGGGAACAGCGTTCCCGAAGGGAAGAAGGCCACGCTGAAGGCCGATTCTGACGAACTGATCAGATTTGCCCATGCACCGGGCGGCTTCCTTCACGCTGATCTTCTTGATGGGCGGTTCAGCAACCGGGGCGGCTCCATAACCCATCAGGTAATCAAAGGAAACGCCGGTTGCATCCGCAAGGGCCTTGATACGATCGGGGCCGGGGGTGTTCTTCCCGGAAAGGTATTGGCTGATAGCGGCCTTGGAAGCCCCCGTCCGCCTTGACAGGTCAGATTGGCTCACATTGGTCTGTTCCATAGCGTTCTTCAGACGCTCTGCAAAAGTGGTCATTGTGCATACTCCTTTCAAACAGCTTTATTGGGTTATCACTCTTGTTCTTCAAAGGCCACTTCACATTCTCCACAGAGAACATGAACTTCCTTGGTGGCCCGGATGATGGTTCCGCAACAGGGGCAAACATACTTACGGGAACTTGATCCCCCCCCCTTCCGGGAACCCTTCAGCGGATTGGTACGAGGCCGAACCAGACAGAACCCGGACTTGCCAAGGGATTTCACAAAGGCTTCTGCTTGCGGGTTCAGGGTGGTTTTGTGCCATCCGTACTTTTCGCCTTTCTCCACGGTCAGCCCGTGGGCTTCAGCGGTTTCCTTGAACTTCCGGTTGTGGTATGAACCAGAACGGGAAGTATCCTGAACATTGTCCTGAAGGTTCTGAAGGTGAACCATTTCGTGAAGCAAGGTTCCACAGGTTTCTTCAAAGGGGCGGTTCAGGTATTCGGCGCACAGGTTGATTTCGTAATAGCCGCCTTCCTTGGTGCCGTCTTGCCACGCCTTCCAAGCGGTACACCATCCATAGGCCCCACGGGTATGATCCGGGGAAACGGTAATCACAGGCTTTTCCAGCTTCCCTTCAAAGAAGGCTTTGTTGAACTTTGAAAACAAGGTTTCAAGTTCATCAATGACCGGTTTCAAACTGACTTCATTCATGGTGCTTACTCCTTTTGTAGACTTTTTGCCTACTTAACAGGCGAAAAAAATCGCCACTCGTTCTTCTTCCGTCAGGCCAAGAAGATCATACAAAGCCTGAATCTCATTGGCCCGAAATTCGCTACGATTATTGATCTTATTCAAAAGGCCCTGATAGGTAATTCCAATCTTCTTGGCGATAAACCGAAGTTTATAGCCGGACTGGTCGATCTTCTCACGCAACAGCTCTGTGTTGGTCATACGGCAATCACCCCTTTCTTCAAAATCAGTAGGCATCTTGTCTACACTCACATACTACCACGGTGTAGGAAGAATGTCAACATCTTTTTTGAAAAAACTAAAAATATGTTGACAAGACGCCAACAGCGCCGTATAATTAGTAACAGAAAGGGGGTCATTCACTTGTCCACAATAGGAAGCAGAATCCGCAATCGCCGGGAAGAACTTGGTTTATCCCAAGATGAACTTGGTAAAAGATTAGGGTACAAATCCCGTTCTTCAATAAATAAGATTGAACTTGATCAGCGTAACCTTACTCAATCTAAAATCAAGGCTATTGCTGACGCATTAGATACTACACCGGCCTATATCATGGGATGGAATGAACCAAATCAGAAACTTGACGCTGAAAAACTAAAGTTCTTTGATAATCTATTTCCCATTGAAACCAAGCGTTTCCCGCTGTTGGGGGATATTGCTTGTGGCAAACCCATTGTTGCCAATGAAGAAAAGGAACTGTATGTGGAAGCTGGGGCCGGTATTCAGGCTGACTTTTGCTTACGGGCAAGGGGTGATTCCATGATCGGGGCCAGAATCTATGACGGTGATATTGTGTTCATCCAACAACAAGATATGGTGGATGATGGCGAAATTGCCGCCGTTATCATTGGTGATGAAGCTACATTGAAACGGGTGAACTATTATTCCGAAAAGAACTTGCTGATCCTGAAGGCCGAAAACTCTAAATACGAAGATTTGATTTATACCGGTGAAGAATTGAACCATATCAGGATTCTTGGAAAAGCCGTAGCCTTCCAAAGCGATATTAGATAGAAGGTGATCCGGTGAAGAAGTTCTTGAAGGGTCTTGGCGTTTTATTTTTCGGCTCCGGGCTGATTGTTTACACAATCATGTTTTTTATGGAAGCGCCAGAACTCCGCCCTGTGTTCATTATGATGGATGTTATCATGGGCTTCTTCTTGTTCCTCCTTCTGCGAAAAAAGAAGCCAAAGCAAACATCCCTAACAAGGCCAGCTTCTCATTCGTCAGCATCACCCACTCCAAAACCTAAAAAGTATTCATCATATATTCCCGATCCATCCGATAATTTCTTTGTTACCAATTATGACTATCTCCATGAATTGGAACAACAAGCAATTACCCCACAAATGAAAGATTATGGGGATATAGATTCCTACCGTTTGGCCTATGAAATCTCTTTAGGTGCATTGCATACCCTAAAAGATTTCTGCTATGCTTCTCCTGAAGGGAAACGATGGTATGAATCTATGTATCATCATTGCTTCAACAGCCGTTGTGATGATTTCAATTTTGAAGAACGAATAGAAGAAGGGTATCAAGATTTAATTGAAAATTGGGCCGTATATGAACAAAAATTCAGGGCCAAAAAAGAACAGGCTGATTTCCTACTTGAAAATGGGCCACAGATCAGGCGGATGATTATAGAAATTGTAAAAGCGGAACCCGGTATTTTGCAAAAAGATATTTATTCAAGATTTGATCCCGCACAGCGAAAAGCAATTATTTCAATACTCCAAGCGTTGACCAAAGAAAAGGTGTTATTTCGTGAACCCTATAAAAATACTTTCAAACTTTTTCTGAAGCCGCCTGTATTACGGAGCCAGCTTTGAAGCCTTCAACATTCAAGATCAAAACCCTTCTGGTTATATTTTTCATACTTCTTATATACTCTTTTTTTCTTTCATATTTGAAGTATCTGCACCATCTTGAATGTTGAAGGAATATCCCAAACCGCTTTCCTTACCGGGCTTTTGGCTCATTCAACATCCATTCAAAATGCAAAAAAAAATGACCGCCCCCGGTCTTGCACACCGGAAGCGGTCAGGCGAAACAAACCCTTTTGAAGTTAATGTTTCAAACGCCTTTGAACATTATATCACATGGGGTTTAGCTTTGCCATACCCAATTTTGAAAGTTCAGGTGATATAATGCGAAATCCAAACGGGTATGGAACGGTTGCAAAGCTATCAGGCCAACGCCGCCGCCCATACATTGTGAAGAAAACCATAGGCTGGAATGACAAAGGCCACCCCATCTATGACATTATCGGCTATGCTGAAACCCGTGAAGCCGGGAACATCATGCTTGCTGAATACAACCGTGATCCTTGGGATGTTGACCGGGCCAAGATCACCCTTCAACAGCTTTTTGACCTCTGGAAAGAAAAGAAGGCCCCGAAGCTGGGGGAATCCAACCGTTCTTCCCTCTGTTCAGCGTTCAAGCATTGTTCAGCGTATGTGAACAAACCTTACAAGCAACTGCGATCCTACCAAATGCAAGAAACCATTGATGGTTGTGGGAAAGGGTATAGCACCCAAGCGGCCATCAAGAACTTGTGGGGCCACCTTGACCGGTTCGCCCTTGAAATGGATATAATAAACCGGTGCTTCTCCGAACTTCTGACTTCTGATCCAATACCGCCCACCAGCCGCCTTCCGTTCACCAACGATGAAATCAAAACGGTGTGGGAACATCAGTCTGATCCTTGGGCTGATACTGTTTTGATCTTGCTATATTCCGGGTGGCGTATCTCTGAATTTTTGAACCTGAAACCTGAAGATATAGACTTGAAGGAAGGCACGATGAAGGGCGGCACCAAAACGAAAGCCGGTAAGAACCGCATTGTTCCCATCCATCCAAAGATCAGGCCATTGATTGAACGGCGGCTTGCCGAAGGTGGCCCCCGGCTGATCAGCTACAACGGGAAGATTTGCAATCAAACCCAATACCGGATATTTTGGGCGGATATTATGAAGGCCCTGAAACTGAACCATACCCCGCACGAATGCCGCCACACCTTTGAAACCAAATTGGATAGCGCCGGGGCCAACCGGAAATGTATTGATTTGCTCATGGGTCATGTGTCCAAGGATACGGGAAACCGGGTCTATAATCACAAGACTTTGGACGAACTGAAGGCCACCGTGGAACTGATTCCATAGGGTTCAAACCTATGAACATTTTAGGCCGCTGAACGCTGAACTATGCACACATTAGTAACAAGAAAACCCCGAACCCCTGAAAAATCAAGGATTCGGGGTTCGTCTGTTTTTATTGTACCATGATCCTGCTCAGCGCACAAGGAGCAATCATGGCAAGAAAAAAGAAAGTATCTCCCGGGAACCGTCTGGTTGCCTACTACCGTTACAGCGGCGGTTCCCAGCAGACCGAGCAGAGCATCGAGGGCCAGCGCCGGGACTGCGAAGCCTACGCCCGGCAGCATGGCTTGACAATCGTGCATGAATACATTGACCGGCACATTTCGGGCCGTGGTGTTGAATCCAGGCTGGCTTTTCAGCAGATGATCGCAGATAGCAGCAAGCATCTGTTCGATCTCGTGATTTGCTGGAAAACCGACCGCTTCGCCCGCAATCGCTATGATAGCGCGGTCTACAAAAAGAAACTGCGGGATAACGGAGTTCGCATTCTTTATGCAGCCGAAAGCTCTGTGGAAGGGCCTGAGGGCATTATTCTGGAAGGTCTGATGGAATCCCTGGCCGAATACTATTCCGCAGAACTGGCTCAAAAGATGCGGCGTGGTATGCGGGAATCCGCATTGAAAGGAAGAGCCATCAATCCCAGCCGCCCCCTGGGGCTTACTACGGATGAACACAAGCGATTTATTATCGACGAGAAAAACGCCCCGACCATTCGATTCATCTTTGAGCACTATGCGGCCGGAGAAAGCAGCGCTTCCATCGTGGAGCAGCTGAACGCTGCCGGGCTCCGTACCAGTAAGGGCAACGCCTTCAACAAATGCAGCATTCCTCGCATCATCCAGAATGAAGCCTATCATGGTGTTTATATCTGCAAAGCCTACGATGTCCGTATTGATGGGGCAATCCCCGCCATCATCGACGATGATTTATGGAAGAGGGCGCAGAAAATGCTCACGCTCAATAAACAGCACCGTGCACCACATAGTTTCCATGCTGATTACTTGCTCTCTGGCAAGCTTTTCTGCGGTTGCTGCCACAGTCTGATGCGGGGCATCTCCGGCCACAACTGCCGCAACGATGTTTACTATTACTATGCTTGCGGGAATAAAGCTGATGGCGGTACCTGCAAAAAGAAAAACATCCCAAAAGATGTTGCCGAGAATCTTGTGGTCAATGCCATCTGTGAAAATATCCTTCGTCCAGACACTCTTGAAGATCTGGCCGACGCTATTGCCGCTGCACAGCAGGCAGATGTCAACCAGCCCGATCCAGAGCGTGCAATGTTAGAGCAAAACCTGGCTGATGTGCACCAAAAAATCAACAATATCATTGAATCCATTGAAAACGGTACTGCCAGCTCTCGTCTGTCCGCCCGCCTTGCTGACCTGGAGCAGCAGGAAAGCACTCTCAACTATCAGTTGGAATCCCTGAAAGAAATTCATCCACCCGTTCTGGATCGTGAGCGTATCCTTTTCCTGTTGGAGCAGTTCCTTATCTCTCCTAATGAACGTACCGAGGATTATAACCGCAGGATCATTGATACCTTTGTAAATCGCATCGAGATCACAGACACGGAAATGCTTATTTATTTTAATCTTTCCGAAGCGTCTGCTTCCGAAAAACAAAAAAATTCCCAGTCGAACAGTTGTTCGACTGGGAATCATCTGGTCCGAGTGGCGAGAATCGAACTCACGGCCTCTTGAACCCCATTCAAGCGCGCTACCAAAACTGCGCTACACCCGGATATCGTCCTCCGCCTCCCTACCGAAGCATTGGCGACAAAAGATATTATACGCATCTTTCCGGGTTTTGTCAACACTTTTCTGCATCTTTTTCTGATTTTTTCAAGAAAAGTATGATTTTTGTCGTATGAGCGCCGCT